GTAGTGGTCTTGAGAACCACCTGTTACAGAAGATGTGATAAACACATCTGCATTTATTGTTGATGTTGTAATATTAGATAAACGAACAGAAATAATAGCATCGTCAGAATTACTTGTGTGTACTACTGTTGCTGATGTTCCTACCGCGTTTAAACCATATCTTTCAAAATCTTGTGCCATATTACTCCTTTACTATAAGGCGATCGCCATTGCAACCGCAAATCCTGCTGATACTCCTGCTGATAAAGTCTCTCCATTTGCTGTTACTGTTCCAGAAACTGTTACATTTCCAGAGCTATCTCCTGTAATCCATGTTGTGGTTGTTGAACCATCATAACCAGCAATTTTTAATTGTCTGTCTCCTGTAGCTGATGCTGCATCGACCGATCCTATGATTACATTACCATCCCCTGTTGTAATATTATCTCCAGCTTGATAACCTAAACCAATATTATAGCTTGAATCACTTACTTCTTTTAAAGCATTAGAACCTACACCAGTGTTATAACTAGCGGTAGAATCTTCTAATGCTAATTGACCAACTGCCACGTTATTAGTTCCACCTTGATTGGTGTATAAATTTTGAAAACCTATAGAAGTATTTGCTGAACCAGAACTTAAACTTTTTCCACTATCAGTACCAACAGCTGTGTTTTTAACACCGATGGTATTATCAGAAAGTGATCTTGTTCCTACTGCTGTATTGTTATCACCAGAGGTTATAGCATCTAAAGAATTTATACCAACTCCAGTATTACTTAAAGCATTGTCTAAAGTTCCAGTTGTTGCATGACCAATTAATAATGAATTAGTAAAATTAGTTCCTTCTAATTTACCAGGTATGATTTGACCTGTTACACTATTTATGTTTACTGTATTACTAATATTAACAACATGATTACCCATGTAGCCATGTGATGAACATTGATAATATAAAATGTTTGGCGTGTTTTCGTCTACAGCAATTTGTGTGTATGCTGTAGTTTTATCTGCTTCTAAATAAAATCTTAATGGGTGTGAACTGTTTGATGAATCTGATTGATCGAATCTGTAGTAATATTGTGCGCCTGAATCCACACCAGAAAATCTTAATGCTGGTGATTCTAATCCATCAAGAAAATATGCATTACCACTAGAACTTCCCCCTGCTGGATAAGGATGATTACTTGTTTTAGAATCAACTTTAACAGTAATTATTTTTGGCGCTGATGATGAACCATATTCTTCTGGTGTAGGTAAACCTATTTTTGCACCGGGAACAGTACAAAATACTTCTGTTGGACCTGCAAAACTTACTTTTGCGTCACTGTTAGAACTGGAGATAACATAAGTTCTAGCAAGTGTGCTTGCACCAGAGTTTAAAGTTCCAAAACCAACTTCAAAATTATTTGTTCCTGTTTCAAAGATACAGTAATAAGTAGTATTGTCTCCACCGATACCAGCAGAAAAAGATTCAAAACCTGAAACTGCTCCACCAAGTGTAATCGTACCTGTTCCAGTAGTTGCACTGGATTCTTTTACCCTATCGTTTAATTTAAACGCCATTTATAAATCCTATGATGTTAAACTAATAATCGCATTTGATGGTGTACTTGGATCAGGAAACGAAACAGTGAAGTCACCGTTTGTTGCTGTCTTTGTTCCACCAAAATCTAAAACTACACATAACTTATCACCTTGATCATCGTTATATATCGCTGCAAAAGCTGCAGAGAAAGTTGCGCTTGACCAAGTTACATCTGCAAAATCTACAGATGAAGTAGCCGTTGATGCGACAACAGCTTGACTAGCTAAATCTTTTCTAGCGTAGTTTGAACTACCTGCTGAAGAAACTTCATTAGTAGTTAAAGCAACTGTGCTCGACGTTGTGTATGGATTAGAAGTGTATAATGATATTTTAAAGCTGTCTCCACCAGTAGCAAAATTATGCGTTCCGGAAAGAAGTTCACCTTTAAAAGAAAATGGTACTATATTTGCCATATTTTTATCTCCTTAATTTACGGTGATGGTGATCTTAAAGGAGTACGAATAACACCATCTTGATATTCGTCTCGGCGTCTTCTACCTTGTTGTTCGATAGAGTACGAAGATAAAGCCCTTTGATAAGACTGTTCATAGTATTGTAACAGATCTGTAGGACCTTTCAAGTATCCATATGCTTCTACCAGACAAGAATACAAAAGTAAATCCTGATATTTATTAGATACATAAGTACCCACAGTTGATGCAGGATTTGCTGTTGTTGGCTGAGTAGTGCTTGTAATACTTATCGGTTGTTTAACATATGCTAAAGTTATGTCATATGTAGAGTCTGGTGTGGGTGCCACAACCCAAAATTCGTCGTCCCAGTTACCATAATATTTAGGAAAACCAGACTGAGTTGCAGGTGTATCGTAGAAAGCAGCCATGTAACTTGTCTCTTTTTTCTCTAAAAATACCTGCTTACCAGATGAATCTTTTAGTTGAACATATCGAATAAATCTTAAATCAGTTGGAATAGTTACATATCTATTGCCTGTAACTAGTTGTGATGTAGCATAGAACCTATTATCATCAGAATCAGACTCCCTGTATATTCTGTTTTCAGCATTCTTAATAATAGTGTCCAATACAGAATCAGACAATACTCCATCATCAACTTCAGTGTAGTTCCTAATATCAGTTCTTAGATTAGCTAAAGTGTATGCCATTATTCTTCTGAATCACCTTTATATTTTGCTTTTATTTTTTCTAATTTGTGAAGTGGAAGATCTGATTTTTCTTCTTTTTCTTCCTCTATACCAAACCATTTGTGAATTATTTTTTTTATAAATTTTATCATGCTTGTATTGTTACAGGTCCTGCTGACACTGTTACTCCTCCTGACTCCTCCGTTATACTAGGTGTTGCACCTAATGTAAATGTATACTTATCTGTTGTAGTTACAGTTATACTAAAACCACTAGAATTTTCGTACGTTGTAAAAGCTACTCCACCTGGACTCCCGACTACATTCCTAAATCTAACCGTATCACCAGTTGTTCTACCATGATTTTTTTCTGTAACAGTTATTGTTTGAGAACCTGATGTTATTGAAAAAGGATTATTTCCTAATAAAGCAGCTGATGCTGGCTCCACTCTATCTGATCTAACATTTAACAATGCAATACCATCTCCAGATTGTGATCTTGGTTGTAGTTGTGGTTGTTTGGGTTCAAATTCTGTGTAGTGAACAAAAGAACCATTCCACTCTCTGACCATTTCTCTATATGGAAACTCTACACCAGATCTATCTGATATTGCTTTTGCGTATTTACCTGTTGCGTATTTTCCCATTATGTACCTGGATAGTAAGTTTTAGGTGATATGTGAGTGCTAGAATCAGAACCATCTTCTGCTAACGCTCTTTGAAACTCTTCTTCGTATACTAATTTCATTGGCTGTATTAATTGTGGTGCATATTTCATAGCTAGATAATATGTTAAACCAGAAACCATACAAGGCACAAATCTAAAAGGCATATCAGTTGCATTTGTATATGCACCTGCATCTTGTATTCTTTTAATATAATATATGTGCATGTCTTTTGTTGCATTAGTCGAATCTGGTGTTGGATAGACACTAATACTTACATGATCAATAAATCTTTGTACCCAATATTGATTTGGTGTACCTTTTGATAGTTTATTTGAAAAACCTGCGTATACAGATCTATCAACTTTTGTCATTGGACTATCTGATTGTGTGGTTTGAGTTCTATTAGATCTTAATTGTGCTTCAAGGACATCGGACATTCCATAAATATTAGCAGGAGTTGAAACGGCACTTGTACCATCACCAGATGATCTAAAAAATTTATACTCGGATTGACCTTCAATCAAATCAATATTTGTTTCAGCTATTTCCCAATAGTGAATACCTCTATTGCCCCATTCTTGAAGCATTATATTTAAAGATCTTCTTGAAGTTTTTAACTGATAACCTGATACGTTTTGAATACCTAATCTTTCAAAAGCCTCTTCTATTATTTCATCAATAGAAAAAGTTTTATCGAAAGTAGTTGTACCAGAGGTAGTGTTAGCCATTTACCCTCCTAGCCAGTGTAGCCCAAGGTGACCGATCCTGATCCAGTTACATCTGCAAAGATAGTGTTTTCAAACCTAATGCCATCTCCAGGCACGTATATATCTAATCCTTCACTTCCAAAAGTGGCCTCAAATACTATGTCTCCAGATGCTGTTGCTGCATCATAAAGTTTTAAATTTGTAATACCTGAAGCTTGAATATATGTAACTCTAGCAGGACCAATATTAGTAGATCCTCCTGAAGCAGTTTTCACTTGTCCATCAGCTGTAAGTGTTGTGAATTTTTGATCTGAACTCATGTTTTTCTCCGTTAAAATTTATGTGTGGGCCGGAGCCCACACTAAATTAATTATGATAAATTATTGTTTTGCATATACAAAACAGTAACAGTCGCTGCACCTGTAGTACCATCACCGTTAGCTGCTGTGAATGTAGCAGTTACAGTTTGATCAGATGTGCCGATGTCTGTACCTTCAGTTCCAATCGTACCTCTAGTTGTTGCTAAAGCTTTTACGTTAGTAGCTGGTAGATACTCATCTGTATCACCTGAGTTTCCAACTTGAACAGTAGCAGTTCCACCGTCATTGTTGACAGTTGTAACGTTTAATAAAACGTCAACGATTTGTGAATTTGCAGGTATGATTCCTACAGTTGTTGTAGCAGTTGCACCAATAATATCGATTACTGCTGATTGAGCCATTAATACAAATCCTGTATTAGCACTAGCTCCTTCTCTTATCGATCCCGCTTTTACCGGTCCCGAAAATGTAGTTGTTGCCATAATTATATCCTCCTAGTTTCCGAATACTGTCTCTAGGCCGTCGACTATACTCGTCAGTATTCTAATTAATTGTATAGTGACAAAATTATATACTAGTTTTAAATAGAGTGCAAGAGAGCCTGTAGTGTGGATTGGATTTTTCCAACGATGTAGCTTTTTTAT